AAGGATACGAGTTTGACCCTCAAGTATGATAATGGAAGTAGTACACTCGCGAGTGCCACGATTCCAACTATCGTCGGTACCTACCGAAAGGTGAACATCTTCTTCGAGAGAAACGTCGTCGCCGTCTCGATCGATGGGACTCGGTATCTCTACGATAAACGACCATCGGTACTTTCGCGTGTCATCAGTACGACCGGTTCGGCCTTCTTGAACGCGTTCTTCGAAAGTGATCACGGTGGAAATTCGGGTTTCAAAAACCTTCGAATCGTCAATGGTCGGTTCATTTCGGACAAAACCAGTAACGTCTCTTTCATCGGGAGCCTTGGTGTCGGTGTGAACTCACCTACCGAAAGTTTGGATGTACTCGGAAATATTAAAACGACGGCGAATGTACACGCGGGGGGGGAAATAGAATTGTACTCAAATCTGAATATTCAACACGTTTCGAATACCTCGACGATTAAGGCAAACTCCAACGTCGTCACGGAGTTTCCTCGCTCTAAAAAGCTCATCAAGTATCCGAGGGTGGCTTTGACCCAAAACGCTTTGAATAATGGGTACACCGTCATTCAATCCGGGACAAATGGCAACGAACATAGAAAGGCCTGGTCCTTATTCAACAACGACGTGACGACAGATGATCAGTATCACGCGGTGCCCGTATCGGGAGAAAGTAATCCGTATAATTCTAGCACTGGTGCATACGAACCGGATGCCGGTTTTGAAGACGGTCTAGGAGATGTGGCGGGTGAATATGTCTATGTTGTGATGCCAGATAAGATAAAATTACAAGGGGTTAGTGTCCATCCTCGAGATGGTGTTTTAGCCAGAAGTGCCGAATCTGCGCGTTTCATGGGTTCGAATGATGGAACTACTTGGGTTGATTTGGGAGGATACACCGAATATGTATGGGCATCTGGAAGTCAAGAACCTGGAAACTTTTTTACAGTCGATTCAAACGAATATTACAATTATATTGGTGTGGTTTGGACTAAAGTAAAAGGTGGTTCGGGTGGTGATACGGTAAACATGGCCGAAGTTCAATTTTTCGGCGTCCCCGAATACGACCCCGAAGCTCACGGGACTGATGTGACAGTAAAGTCATACCCCAATGTTCCCAACACGGATTGGTTGGAGGTCTACTATGATGCGAAGGGGTTAGCGACTGGAGCCGTGACGACGGTGAATGATCTCAAACCGTCGAGTCTGGGTTCGGCTATAAACAGTAGTTCAACGAATAACATAACAGTGGCCGACGATGCATTTGTGTTTAACGGGACGGACAGTTATATAAAAATTAACGATTTGACCAATCCATCGGGTGCGTGGATACATTCCGTTGTCGCGTGGGTCAAATTTACGGATTTCGATAGTAGTCAAGAAGTATCATGGATTGGTGACGCGGACGGTGCTGCTATTCGTCAATCTTTTTCATTTCAGACGGGTGGTGAAACCGTAACGATGGGAATATCTGGCAGTAATGTACAATTTAGATTTACCTCTCCACTCTCGGCTGGTAAATGGCATCATGTCGTATATACGTATAATGGGGGTCAAGCTGGATCGACATCAACGGCGTATCAAGTATTTATTGACGGTGTAGAAGCTTCTAAATTTGGTGGGTCGGGGTCGGGAACATTGACCCTACCTGCCGGTTCTGCTTTATGGTTTGGTCGTAACCATGGCGGCACGAATCATTTTGGAGGTTCCATCGCAAACTTCCGCCTCTTCAACCGGGCCCTGACCTCCGATGAGATCTGGCAACTTTACTCCTATCAGAAAGAGTATTTCGGACACGGGGACTTGGGCATGACCTTCAAGGCTGGTAGGTTGGGGATCGGGACATCGGAGCCGAGGGCAGCTTTGGACGTTAGGGGGGATTTGGTTGTGAGGGGAAATTTTCATTCACCTGGTTCAGTCGTTCAAGTCGTAACGAATCCGGTTGTTGGACAATATGCGTACTCGGTTAATAATGCGCAAAAAGAAATAACCGCACTCAGAACATCCTTCAGTCCAAAGTTTAGAGATTCTTTGGTACTCGTACAGGTTTACTTGAGTTATGAAGCCAATTATAATGCAGTCATATACATAAAAGCCAATGGGTATGATATACCAACAGGTCAGGGTCGGTCGTATGGGTCACAGGAAGGTGTAATACCAGTGGCTTTCGATGGCGAGGTAGCTTCAACACCAAACAGTTCAACTTTTATAGTGCACCACATCTTAAATGGTGAGTCGACAGTTGAGTATAAAATATATTACCGTCCCACTGGTAATAACACACTAAGGTTGAATCGGGGATATACTGCTGTCGACGAAAAGGGTATGTCTTATGTCGTAATTACGGAAATAGCTCAATAAGTTTTCTCAGTGTATATCAATGACGATCGCAGACGCCTTGAAAGATCTCTATCCGAATTGTAGGTGGACACTGGAAAATTTCGATTACGATACATTAGAATGGCTCGAAGAAACTCCGAAACCCACCCTTGAAGAGCTCACGACCAGGTGCAACCAGTTAATGGCCGAACAACCCCTCAAGGAACTCCGCAAAGAACGCAACAAACGTCTGGCTGCATGTGATTGGACACAGTTACCAAATGTACCTCTTCCGGGTGCTAAAAAATACGAATGGGAAACGTATCGCCAAACTCTTCGTGACATTACACAAACGACCGAAGACCCCGCGAACCCTGTTTGGCCCACCCAACCGAGTCCGTAGGACTTGTACTCCTCGTATCTAACCTTCTAAGAATCTTGCAGATTCGTCCAAGCTTAAAAATAAAGTCTCACTATATTATAAAATGTCTGGTGGTATTGCCCAACTCGTCGCCGTAGGTGCTCAGGATGTACACCTCGTCGGTCAGCCCGAGGTATCTTTTTTTAGGTCGACGTACAAGCGTCATACGAACTTTTCCCAAACTGTCGAGCGTCAGGTCATTCAAGGCAACGTCTCGAACAACGGTATGTCCACCGTCCGCTTCGAGCGCAAGGGTGACATGCTCAACTACGTCTACCTCGTCCCCAACAACGGTAGCGCGACCCAAGCTATTGGTACCTGGTCTGACGTAATTTCCAAGGTGGAGATTCTCGTGGGTGGTCAGGTTATCGATGAGCAGGATTCCACTTACTCGACCCTCATCGCGCCTATCCTCTCCGCGACCAACTCTTCCAAATCTGTCGCCAGCGACCTCTACGGTGGTGCGACTGCCGAGCGGTTCTACCCTCTCCGGTTCGCCTTCTGCGAGAACTGGCAGACTGCTCTCCCACTTATTGCCCTGCAGTATCACGATGTAGAATTGCGTATCACTTGGGGTGGTTCCGCCGCGGACTACAAGTGGGACGTCTACGCCAACTACGCGTACCTCGATACCCAGGAGCGCGAGATGTTCGCTTCCCAGCCCCTCAACATGCTCATCACTCAGGTCCAGAAGGCCGTGTCTTCCGGTTCCAAGATGCAGGAGCTCAACTTCAACCACCCGGTCAAGTATCTCGCTGCCGGTAAGGCGACTGCTCTTTCTATCCTTAACAACAACAACAAGCTCAAGCTCCAGATTAACGGTACCGACGTCGCGGACTTCAAGTTTGCCGATCCCAACTTCTCCCACGTTCCTCTCTATTACCACACTTCCAACGCTTCTAAGCCCGCGACTCTCAAGACGCTGTTCTTCTACCCCTTCTGCCTCGATGCGGGTAAGCTTCAGCCTACCGGTACCCTAAATTTCAGCCGACTCGATTCGGCTCGTATCATCAACGATAACCAGAACGTCGATGACGACATTTATGCCGTGAACTTCAACGTTTTACGCGTGGAGAATGGTATGGGTGGTCTATTATATTCTAACTAAGTAGTAAAAGATGCTTTGGAAAATATTTTTTCTCCTCTCCATCGTTTTTGTATTGACGTACGATCCTAAGTCCAGGACACTCGAAACCTTTGTCGGTCAGCCCAAAACGCCGTCCACAAACAAATCGTGTGAAAACGCGCATTACGAAGCCGTCCAATTCGCTCAGACACCCTACGAGTGTCCTACCCCCGGTAAGACCAGGATGGGTGTAATTACTTAAAAAGAAGATGTTAGTTTCATTTATAAATGGTCCCAGTCACGAAGGACACTCTTTTAATCGTCGCCACCGTCGTGTGTGCCGTCGCTCTAGTATTTCTGTTTAAGGAGATGAACAAGGCCAAGAAGGATATCGATGGATTCAAGAATTTTTCAGCCCAGGTCGTCAGGCACTTGTCGGCCCCCGAGCCCGCCCCCGTTGAGACTGTAGAGAAGAAGGAGGAGATTGAGGAGGAAAAATCCGAGGAATAAACATATCGCCTTATAATAACTTGCGAATGCGCAATGAAAAAGTACAAAGCGATTGCAATACCGGTTAGCTTTGCTGATGGGAAACCTCGGTTTCTCACGGTGAGGGATTGGCGCTTTAAGGATTGGATTTTCGTCACAGGTGGGTGTAGACGACGGGAGATTTTCAATCCTTTACGGTGTGCCTTAAGGGAATTAGAAGAGGAGACACGGGGGGTTGTCTCACTAAAAAATGGAGAATACACGGAATTTAAATTTACAGTCAAAGAGAGTCCAACAGTAGAACTCGAGTACAATGTATATATCTTTTTCGTCAACTTTTCTCGCTCGGAACAGCAGACTCAGGTCCGAAAGTTCTACGAAGAAAAGCACAAGATGCAGTTGAAGAAATTAAACAATCAACCCATTCGTAAAACCCATGACGAAAACGATTACATGAGTTACGATACCCTCGAGGAGTTTAACTCACGTAAACGTTGGAAACTCATAATCGATAACGTTCTTAAAAACCCTAAATTCTACGCGTGCATAAGTTCTCATAACAGAAAAACCTTCTCTATTAAATAATGAAGTCCAAGGCTTTCATTTTAAGACAGATCGGTGAACTGCTCGAGAAGAATAGGGGTATGTGTGAACAGGAAGTGAAGGAATGGATGGCTCAGAATGAAGAAAAGACGGTCTACGAATTACTGACCTTTAAGAAGGAAATTTCACAGTCGAAGGAATATCCAGATGTGTCTTGTATGAAATGGTTTAGAGATGATGAACGATAAAAAGGTATGTTTAAAAAGTGGTACGCCAATAATGCGACCAATCTATCACATGTGCTCATGGACGGAGGAAAGCTCTCTGTGCCATTTGATAGGTTGAACGAATTTTATGATGTCTACATAGACGCTGTTACATCTGGAAAGAAGATTTACGTCGTGGAACAGAAGAGTGAGACGTATAACTTTTTCGTCGACATCGATTACAAGGACCCGGAACCTTTAGGAATCGATGAGATTCAGGACATTTCTAAGGTTATTTGTGAGACGGTAAGGTTTCACGGTGGTAAAGAGTGTCTCATTTCGGTGGCAAAGCCTAAGCAATGTGGGTCACTCATGAAGACCGGTGTACACCTGAATTGGCCGGGTCTCGTCGTCGATCAGGCATCCGCCGTCGCTCTTCGGGAACACATACTCGTGTCACTCGCCAAGTTTAACCGAAACGTCGAATGGAATGATATCATAGACGCATCTGTCTACGGAAGCGTCGTACGCCGCTCGAAAGGAAGTGGATTCAGGATGCCGTGGTCATACAAGCGAGCGAAACACGAGGCGTGTGGTGCACGAGGGTGTAAAGACTGTGAAAATGGTCAGGTGGACCAGGGTCCGTATCTCCCTTTGTTCATATACACGGATGAAGCGAAACGTATAGACCAAAAACCGAGTGTAGAGATTCTTAAGATGGCCGCTGTCAGGACGGATCAGCCGAAGAATGTCACCATAGACGTTCCATCCGTCAAGATAAAAGAGGTTTCCTTTTCACCGGAGGAGACGAGGAATGAAATTTACGATGAAGAATTGAGAAGTATGATCGAGGACTTTGTTCGAAAGAATATGGAGGGTCAGAGCGATGCCTACATCACGAAACTTTTCAAAAATAAGGAGACGTATTACGCGGCGACGACTTCTAGATATTGTGAAAATGTCAAAAGAAAACACGGGTCCAATCACGTGTGGTTCATCATAAGTGGAAGAGAGATTCTCCAGAAGTGTTTC